AGTCATTCTCTGTTATTGGTGATGGCAATACTTGTTATTACGCTATAACTTCTGGTAATGATTGGGAAGTCGGTCTAGGTACTTACACAGCATCAGGCACAACTTTATCTCGTGATACCATACTAGAGTCTAGTAATACTGGTAGTGCTATTACATTATCAGGCACAAGTAATGTATTCGTTACATATCCTGCTGAAAAATCAGGACATAAAGATGCAGATAATACATTAAATGCAGAACAACTAGCTTCGACTAATGGTATCTTTGTAAACAATGCTACAGTTGGTGCTAGCTTTACTATACCTACAGGTTATCATGCTATGTCTACTGGACCAATTACAGTATCAGGCGGAGTAACAGTCACAGTACCAAGTGGTGCTAATTGGGTAATATTATAGGATAAGATATGAGCGTACTGATTAATGCAGATACAAGTGATGGATTAAAGTTTACCTCTGATACATCTGGTGAAATAAAACTACAGAGTAATGGCACAGATATTGCTACAGTAGATAGCAGTGGTATTACAATGGCAGCTGGTAAAACATTACCAGCTGCTTCTTTAACAGGAACACTTCCAGCAATAGATGGTTCTGCATTAACAGACATACCTAGTCTTGGAGTTAATCAAACTTGGCAAAATTTAACAGCAAGTAGAAGTGCTGGGGTTACTTATACCAATACTACTGGAAATCCTATACAAGTAAGTGCAAGGGCTAATGTTGGACAAATAACATTAACTATTGACAGCATACCTGTAGAATTACAAACTGATGGTAACTTAAATAATAGTACAAAAGTCACTGGAACTGTTCCAGATGGAGACACTTATAGTGTAACTTTATCAGGTGGTTCTTTATCATATTGGGCAGAATTAAGGTAAAAGGATAAATCATGAAATTATATAAAGATAGTAATAATAATATATTTGCTTACGAAGAAGATGGTTCACAAGACCATTTAATTGGTGATAAAGTTAAGATTACCGCAGAAGAAGCATCTAGTATTCATAATCAAAAAACTCAAGATGAGTTAGATCAATTAACTTATGGTGAAAAAAGAGCTATGGCATACAAACCATTAGCAGAACAATTAGATATGCAATACTGGGATAAAGTTAATGGCACTAATCTATGGAAAGAACATATTGATTCAGTAAAAGATGCACATCCTAAACCTACGGAATAATTATGGCAAGTATAAAATTAACAGGTGATACATCAGGCGATATAACCATATCTGCACCTGCTGTTGCAGGAACAAATACACTTACTTTACCTGCATCAACAGGAAATGTTGTTATAGATAGTGCTACACAAACACTTACAAATAAAACAATTAAATATTTATATGAAAATGCTACTGTTAGTGCATCAGCTCCATCTGCAACAACTAATTATGATGTATTAACTCAATCAGTCCAAATATATACAAGTGATGCAACAACTGATTTTACTCTTAATATTAGGGGAGATTCTGGAACAACATTAAGTTCAATTTTAGATACAGAAAAATCAGTCAGTATTGCATTAATGGTAACTAATGGTGCAACACCTTATTATCCAGATGTTATTGAAATTGATGGTTCTACTGTAACACCTAAATGGCAAGGAGGAACTGCTATTAGTAGTGGAAATGCAAGTTCTATAGATGTTTATTTCTTTACAATTATAAAAACAGCAGCAACTCCTACATATACAGTTTTAGCATCACAAACTAAATTTGCATAGGAATAAAAATGCCATCTATATCTACAATAGGAGCATTATCAGCTAAATCATTTGGGTTTACTGCATTACAAGCACTTCCTTACACTATTACTTATTTATCTATAGCAGGCGGTGGAGGTGGTGGTCGTTTTGTTGCAGCTAATATTTATTACAAAGGTGGCGGTGGTGGTGCTGGAGGTTATTTAACAAGCACAGAAGATTTTTTATCTGGAGTAACTTATACAATTACTGTAGGTGCTGGAGGATCTGCGGCTACTAATGGAAATGATAGTTCAATCTCTGGTGGAATTGTAAGTATTACATCAACTGGTGGCGGTAATGGAGCATATTCGTCTCTAACAGGGATTAGTGGTGGTGCAGGTGGTTCTGGTGGTGGCGGAACAGGTATTAGTTATCAAGCAAACGGAACAACTGGTAGCGGTGCAGGAACAGTAGGACAAGGAAATAATGGTGGATTAGGTTATAGAACATCTAACACAAATTCAGTTTATTCAGGTGGCGGTGGAGGTGGCGGTGCAAATGCTGTCGGTGGTAATGGAGCAATAACAAGTGCTGGTGCTGGCGGTAATGGATTATCTTCATCAATCACTGGTTCTGCTGTAACTCGTGCAGGTGGCGGTGGTGGGTGTTCTGCATACGGTGGTGGAGCAGGTGGCTCTGGTGGTGGAGGTGCAGGTGGTGTTGGTGGTTCAGGAGTAGCAGGAACTGCTAATACTGGTGGTGGTGGCGGAGGTAATAGAAGTAACACTACTGGCGGAATAGGTGGTTCTGGAGTGGTTATTTTATCAATACCAACTGCTAATTACAGTGGAATAACTACAGGTTCTCCATCAGTCACAACATCAGGATCTAATACAATATTAACATTTACCTCATCAGGAACTTATACAGCTTAAAAGGAAATATATATGGCACATTATGCAAAAGTAACAGATGGAATTGTTACTAAAGTTATAGTCGCAGAAGCAGATTTTTTCAACACCTTTGTTGATGATTCAGCAGGTACATGGATACAAACATCTTATAATACAAGAGGTGGTGTTCATTACGGACAAGACGGCAGCCCAGATGGCGGTGTTGCATTAAGAAAAAATTTTGCAGGTATAGGTTTTACCTATGATGCAACTAGAGACGCATTTATTCCACCACAACCTTATGCTTCATGGACACTAAATGAAGATACTTGTCAGTGGGATTGCCCATTACCATATCCAACAGATGATAAAATGTATGAATGGGACGAAAATGCACATCAAGCAGACAACACAACAGGGTGGGTTGAGGTAACTGAATAATGACAACTACTATCAATGGCGATACAGGTATAGATAAATTACAAGATGAAACTACTGTTTCTGGAACTGGTGGTTTTACTATCCCATCTGGAACTACTGCTCAAAGACCAGTAAGTCCAACTACAGGTGTATTAAGATATAACACAACAGCATCTAGTTTTGAAACTTACAACGGCACTTCTTGGGTTCAAGTAAATACCCAAAATTATACTTATGATATTGATTATATTGTAATTGCTGGAGGTGGCGGTGGTGGCTCTTCTGGAGGAGCTTCTGCAGGTGGTGCAGGTGCTGGTGGTTATCGCACTTCATACGGAACTTCAGGAGGAGGAGGTAGTGCAGAAACTTCTGCTAATGTAACAGAAGGAACTACATATACAATTACTGTTGGTAGTGGTGGAGCAGGTGCAGGTGGTGCAGGTGCAGGTGTTTCTGGAAATAACTCATCTTTAAGTGGCTCTGGTATTACTACAATTACATCTCTAGGTGGCGGTGGAGGTGGAGCTCCTGCTGGAACTGGTTTAAGCGGAGGCTCTGGCGGTGGAGGTGGAACAGATTCTGGAGCAGGTGGGGCAGGCACATCTGGTCAAGGATATTCTGGAGGTAATGCAGAAACAGGTGGTAATTATAGAGCTGGCGGTGGTGGCGGTGCTGGTGGTGTTGGTGCAGGTAGTGGAAGTTTAGGTGTAGGTGGAACAGGTGTAGCTTCAACAATTACAGGTTCATCTGTTACAAGAGCAGGTGGTGGCGGTGGTGGAGCATATTATGGTTCTCAAGCATCAGGCGGTGCTGGTGGTGGTGGAGCAGGTGGATATTCTTCATCTGATAATGGAGTTGCTGGAACAGTTAATACTGGTGGCGGAGGTGGAGGTTCTAGGCTTGGTTCAGGAGGTTCTGGTGGTTCTGGTATAGTAATACTTCGTATGCCTACAGCCAATTATTCAGGAACAACCACAGGTTCTCCTACTGTAACCACAGACGGAACAGACACAATTTTACAATTTAATTCTTCAGGAAGCTATACTGCATAATGTTTGGTATAAGTGCATTTTCTCAAGCACCTTTTAGCTCATTAGCTGGTGCAGTCTTATTAGGTCAAGCAAGTGTTACTGCTGATGCTACAGTTGTATCTACTGCTATAAGATTACGCACATCATCTGGTGCTATTACAACAAATGGCATATTAGAATCTAATGGCATACTGATTCTCAATGGTGTAGGTAATATCAACGCATCTAGTGCAGTGACGATAGATGCTACAAGAATAGCAACAGTAACTGGTGTAATTAATGGAACAGCAAGTGCATCTGTTACTTATTTACGAATAAGAACTAATAGTGGTGCTATTGCAGGTTACGCATTATTTGATGCAGAAGGATTCTCTCTTGCAGTTGCAAGTGGTTCTATATTCTCTAATGTGAGTGTGACTGCTAATGGGTTTAGTGAGGCATTAGCAAGTGCAAGTATAGATGGTGATGCAACAGTATCATGTTTAGGCGGATTAGTTGCAGATGGAGATGGTTCTATCAACGCAACAGCATTAGCACAATGTTTAGCAAATGCTACATTTAGTGGTGATGCAATTATAAACTCTAATGGAACAATAACTGCATTAGGTTATGTTCTAGGTGAAGAATGGTCAGATAGTGCAGTAGGAACAGAAACATGGTCTACAGTATCATCTGGAAACGAAGTATGGGTGGAAGATACACCTGAATCAAACACATGGTTACGACAAGGATAAAACATGGCAAAAACCAAAATATCAGAATACGATTCAACCGCAGCTAATAATACCGATGTAGATGGTATTAATATTGCTGAATCATGTCCGCCTTCAGGCATTAACAATGCTATTCGTGAGGTGATGGCACACTTAAAAGACTGGCAGTCTGGTGTTAGCGGTGACAAACTACCGATTGCTTCTGGTGGTACAAATGCAGGAACAGCAGCCGATGCTAGAACAAATTTAGGTTTAGGTGCATTGGCAACATTATCAACAGTAGACACAGCACAAATAGATAATGATGCAATTACTACAGCTAAAATATTAGATGCTAATGTTACTAATGCAAAAATGGCAAATGACTCTGTTGATACTGCTCAAATAGTTGATGATGCTGTTACAACTGCAAAAATAGTAGATAATGCTGTTACTGCTCCAAAAGTAGCAGGTGCAAATGGAACTTCTGGTCAATTATTACAATCTGATGGCGATGGAACAATGTCATGGGTTAGTGTTGATACTGGCGGTCTTGGGGTTAGTCAAACATGGCAAATTGTAACTGGAAGCAGATCATCAGGAACAACATATACAAATAGCACAGGAAAGCCAATTCAAGTAATGATAACAACTTATAAAGTTGGAAGTTCATCACCAACAAACTTTTATGTTGGTGGAGTAAATATTGGTTACACTGATGGAGTTGGTACAAATGATGTAGGTAATTATACAACTACTTCTTTTATTGTTCCAGATAGTACAACTTATAGTGCTAGTGGAGATTTTCAAGTTTGGGCTGAATTGCGTTAGGAAATTAAATGGCAAATCAACGAATACAGTTTGAAGAATGGCTACCTGACCAACCATCAGTCACATCACTACGAGATGCAAAAAATGTATATCCTACTTCTATAGGTTATGCACCTTTTTCTAATGCAGAAGATTTTTCTGGAAACGCTACTGAAAACTTAAACTCTGTATTTGGTTCTAAATATGGTGATGAGGTAGCTATCTTTGCAGGTGGTGGAACTAAACTGTTTAAACTAGATGCTACAGACTTGTCTTTAGATGATGTATCTAAATCAGGCGGATATTCTGGAAACACATGGCAATTTGTACAGTTTGGTGGAGTTGTAATTGCAGCTAATAACCAAGCTAAATTACAGTCATGGACGATTGGTTCATCATCAGCATTTGCAGACTTAAATGCTAATGCACCTGTTGCTAAATATGTCACTGTTGTGCGTGACTTTGTGGTTTCAGCTAACATTGGTGCAGGAACAAGCACTAACAAAGTACAGTGGTCAGATATTAATGATGAAACTAATTGGGTATCTGGAACAACATCACAATCAGATTATCAGATTATCCCTGACGGTGGTAACATTACTGGTTTAACAGGTGGTGAAATTGGACTTGTGTTTTTAGAAAAGTCTATCGTGCGTATGAGCTATTCTGGATCGCCATTATTCTTCCAGTTTGACACTATATCAAGAGGATTAGGTTGTTTAGAAGGTAACTCTATTGCACAATATGGTGCTACATCATTCTTCTTGTCTGATGATGGTTTCTATAAATGCGATGGTCAAATAGTTACAGGAATTGGCACAGAAAAAGTAGATAGATATTTCTTTAACGATGCAGACTTAACAGACCTAGACTCAATGTCAGCATCTGTAGACCCTATTAAAAAGTTAGTGGTATGGAACTATAAAAATGTGGACGGTGGTCGTAGTATTCTTGTTTATAACTGGCAACTTAACAAATGGTCAAGAGTAACCACAACCACTACAGGTGTAGGTAGTATTACTACAACTGGTTATACATTAGAAGGTTTAGAGTTAGTATTAGGATATACAAATATTGACACATTACCTGCATCATTAGATGACCGATTATGGGTTGGTGGTAAGTTCTTATTTGCAGGTTTTAAAGATGCAAAAATTGTGACCTTTACAGGCTCTACATACAATTCTGAATTAATTACACCAGATTTAGAAGTAGGATATAACTCTGTAGCAACATTAGTTAGACCACAAATAGATAATGGTAGTGCAACTATTAAAGTCGCATCAAGACGAGAACTAGACGATAACATACAATTTGGTTCATCTGTAACTACATCATCTGAAGGTCGTGCAAGTATTCGTAGTGCAGGTCGTTATCATCGTTTCTCTATTAGTCCTACTGGTAACTGGACAAACGCAACCTCTATTGATGTAGACTTTAAGCAACAAGGTAACCGATAATGTCAAATCAGTTTCGTAGACTGCAACCACAGTATGCAGATACTCGTGAAATTGCAGAGGTAACTAACCAGATACTAAACGGTAAAACTAATAACACTGGTACATTTGATTTAGATACAAGTTGGGCAATTACTACAACTATCTATAATGAAAGAATCTCTACAGACTCTAAAATATTATTAGTTCCATTTAGTGATGCAGCAGAAACCTCTACAGCACCTTATGGCGAGTTTACTAAAAACACAGACCAGTTAGCACCAAGTTCAGGTAACACAGCAGTGGTTGAATGGACTACAGAACATGAGCTAAATGGTATGTATTTAGATGGAGTCAATACATCAAGAATATATGTTAGAAACGATGGCATATATAAAGCATTATTTTCTCTACAATTAGCAAACGCTAATAACGATGCAGAATATGCAGATGTATGGTTTAGAGTCAATGGCAGTGATATTGCTGACTCTGGAAAAAGATTTGGTTTACCTGCAAGAAAGTCTACAGGTGACCCATCTCATTTAACTGGAACTGCAAGTCATGTATTAGATTTAAATGCAGGTGATTATATTGAAGTAGCAGGAGCAACATCTTCTAGTGATGTCTCTTTAGAGCATTTTGTTGCCACACCAACAACACCTTACACCAGACCTGCAATACCATCTGCACAAATTAACATTACATACATTGCACCGTTTAGTATGGATAATGTATATGTATCAGCACAGCAAAAAGGACAAGCTACAGTGAGTCACTTTGCTAACAATACATCGAATAAAACATATGGATATGTTATAATAGGGTAGTATATTTTACAAGGTTTTGACTATGGAAACCAATCTTTTTGTAGTTCCTACAACACATATCCATCAATTCTGGCATCTTGCTGAAAAACATTTACAAAGAGCTATAGACACTGGCAACGGTGAATTTACTATAGACCAATTAAGACAATTTGTAGCACAAGGTAATTCTGTATTACTGCTTGTTATGAATGGTGATAAATGTGAATGTGCATTTACTGTGCAATGGGTCATGTATCCTAATGACAGAGTTGCATATATTACCTATATCGGTGGTATGACAAATCAAAAATGTTGGGAACAATTCTTAACATGGGTAAAAAACAACGGTGGGACTAAAGTTCAAGGTTCTACTGCAAAAGAAGGCATCGTCAGATTATGGCGAAAGAAATTTAAATTAGAACCTAAATATACACTAATGGAGTTAAAATTATGATTTACGATTATTTCCCAGAGTTAGATGGCAATCAGTCTATCGACAATGGTAAAATGGGCAGACAGCTATTTAAAGGCGGTGGAGGCGGTGGTGGCAGTACACAGACTACACAAAACCAACTAGATCCTACTGTTCGTCCCTTCGTTGAGTACGGACTTTCTGAAGCAAAACAACTATACCAATCAGACACTCCACAGTATTACCCATACCAAACCTATGTAGACCCAAGCCAACAAACGCAACAGGCATTACAGGCTGCACAAACAAGAGCATTAGCTGGTAGTCCATTAGTACCTGCTGCTCAACAACAACAATTAGCTACAATACAAGGTCAAAATTTAGGTTTAAATCCATACTTTGCTAACGCACTACAAGGTGCTGCAGGGGTTGCTACTACACAGTTCCAAGATGCTCTTAAAAACATTGCATCTCAAAGCTCACAAGCTGGTCGTTATGGTTCTGGTGCTATGGCTGACTTACAATCTCGTGCATCTACAAACCTAGCTAAAGAACTTACAAGCAGAGCTGGTGAATTAGCATACCAAAACTATGCGGCTGAAAGAGCAGCACAAGAAAGAGCAATACAGCAAGCACCTGCAATGGCACAAGCTGATTACCAAGATATTCAACAGTTGCTCAATGTGGGTCAAACAGCAGAAGATTATCAAAAACAAGCACTAGAATCAGATATTGCTAGATTTGAATTTGAACAAAACTTACCATACACTAAACTACAATCTTATCTATCTGCTGCATACGGTGCTCCTATGGGTCAAGTCTCTACTACAACTCAATCAGGAGGAGGTAAGTAATGGGTGCTCCAGTATTGGTTGGTGCAGGTATAGGTGCAATATCTTCTTTAGCTACAGGTAGAAACCCATTACAAGGTGCATTATTAGGTGGTGTTACTGGTGGTGCATTTGGCGGTTCTACAGGGTTTGGTTCTGGTTTTACGGAAGGTGGCTTATTTAATTTAGGTTCATCTACATTATCATCTATACCAGAAATAGCTACAGAAGGTGTTGCACAATCTGCTATGACATCAGGAGCTCCATCGTCATTATTAAGTGGTGGTGGTCTTAATGTAGATATGGCATTAAATCCAATGAATATTGGAATGGGGGGGACTACAGCAACACAAGCAGGTTATCAAGCAGCTAGCCCATTTGGAAGTGTATTAGATATTCCAGAAACTGCAGCTGCAAGTGGACTATCAACTGGAGGAGGCTATGTTCCATCTCCAACAGAATTAGAAACTGCTGCAAATATTAATCAATTTGGAGGATTAACTGCAACTCCAAAAACTGGATTATTAGAAGATATTGGAACTACTGCATACGAAGGATTATCTGATATGAATACTATGGATCAAGTTCAGTTAGCACAAATGGGAATTGATTCAATGACACCAGAAGAGCAACAAATGGCAGAGGTTCAAATGGCAAGAATATCTCCACCTAAACAACCTAATGTTGGAGAGCCTTTGGCTATTAATATGCCAAGAAGAACATTTAGAACAAGATTCGCATAAGGAAAAATTATGGCAATTAAATTAGAAGACTTTATACCATCAGGGACTAATATCTTTGGTGCAAGAACACCTACTTATTTAGAAGGTTTGATTACACCAGATCAATTAAAAAAAGCACAACAACAATCGTTGTTTCGAGGCTTGTTAGGAACTGCTGTAGGATATCTTGCTCAACCTAAAAACCAAATGTATGGCTCTGCTGTTCCTTATTTAGCTAAAGGTTATTTACAAGGTATGGAATCTGCACAAGAACCATTTTCTAATTTAGAAAAAGATGTGCTTATGAAAGAGAAATTTGCTGAAATTTCAAGAGAAAAAAAGCAAAGGGAAGCATTAGATAAAGTATTATCTTCTGGAGGTTTATATAAAACTACAACAACAGGTGGAGAGCCAACAACTCCATATAAGCCAGTTATGCAAAATGGTGAAGCAGTTGCTCCAAGTTTTACACCTCAAAAATATACACCACAAACTACTACATATGATTTTGATTTAAGTCAAATAAATAAATTAATTGAAAGTGGAAACATTAGTGCTGCAAATACATTAATGGATTTAGAAACAAAACGAAGAACACTAGGTTTAAAAAATGCTGGAAAATTATTATCAGATGATGAAGCTAAACTTTTAGGATTAAGGATAGATAAAAATCAAAAATACTTCTATAACAAAGAAGGTAAGCCTGAATTAATTCAAGGTCAAATGTTAACTGATGCAGAGTTAAATGCTAAACAAGACCAGTATAATGTAGAAGTTGATGAAAGAGGTGTATTTTACATACCAAAAGACCCAACTGCTAAACTAACCATATTACAAGCAACTGAAGGTGGAGCTGTTCCAGCTCCTTACTATACTAAATTTAAAGAGTATAAACCAGACCTTCCTCAAAAAGAAGAAATAGATGCTGCATATATGTCATTAAAAGGATTTGGTGTTGATAACAACATTTCTGCTAGTGCCGCACCTGTGGTAAGAGATAGAGCAAAAGACTTGATGAAAAAATATAAAGCAGGAACTGGTAAAGAAATTAGCTTTACTCAAGCTGTTGAGATTATTACAAAAGCTGCAAATAAAACTGGTGCTTTTGATTATAAGAATATAAATGAGTTTATATCGGAAGAGTTTCCAATTAATATTGATTTTGATGTTGATGGTAAACCAATGATGTTTGATGGTACAAATTGGAGATATGTAGAATAATGACAACACTAGGCTCAATAGTTCCTCAAGATAAAATAAGAACAAATGCAATTATTGTTAAGCCAGAAGAGGAAGAAAAACAAATAGATGAAAATATTGTTCCTCAAGAAAAGATAGGAGAAAATAAACCTACTTCTATTATGGGTGATGTTGTTCCTCAAAGTAAATTAGGTGATATAAAAACGCCTGTTATTATTGGGGATGTTGTTCCAGAAAATAAACAACCAGTATCCCCAGAAAAAATGAAGACTGCTTCTACATGGGATAAATTTATGTATGGTATTGAAAGCAATCTTCGTGCTGAAAAATTAGGAGAAGTTATTCAGTCATATTTTCCTATCAATCCTAATGCTGTTCCAGATGACAATCAATATTATGATAAGTCTGAAATATCAAAACTTTACAATATGAAAGATGACGAGTTAAATCTTTCTTCATTAATATCTGACCAAAAACCTAAAACAGCAGTACAAAAAAGATTAGAATACTACAAAAACAAAAGAGAAAACTATCTTAATAAAGCATATGCAGAACTTACGCCAGAAGAAAGACAAAGTGGTGCTGCTGTTGCTGGTGAAATAGTAGGTTCTTTGGTATCTCCAGAGACATTTGTTCCATTAGAAAAGTTATTTAAAATACAATCAGGAATAAAAGGCGTTTCTAAATTTGCAGGTATATCTGGTATATGGGGTGCAGAGTATTCTTTAGTAGACCAATTAGCAGAAACTGGAACAGTAGACCCTAAACAACTTGGTAAAGATACTGCTATTGCTGCAGTTAGTGGCGGTGCATTAAAAGGAGGTATTGACCTTGTTGGTAAAGGTTACAACCTAATAAAATCAAGACCTAAAAAATACAACTTTGATGATTTAGATAAAGCAGAAAAACTAGTTGGTGATATGGAATATAATGCTGCAGTAGCATTTAGAAATGGTATGAAACAAAAAGACATTCCTAATTATGTAAAATCTAAATTAAGATTAAGTGAACAAGACTTTAACAAAGCTATTACTTTATCTACAAAAAAGTTTAATCCTCCTACAAACATAGATGAAGCTGTTGAGATTATACAAAGACATACATATAAAAAACCACAAGGAATATTAGGTTCTCTTGGTAAAGGTATAGATAGTTATATCAAACCTATTCATACAAGATTAAAAGAAATTGCTCCATTTATAGGAAATAGATTAGGAAGATTTGAGTCGAATCTACATCAAAAGATAGCAAATTATTCTGCTAGAGTAGAGCCATTTTTTCAGAAGTTTAAAAGGCTAAACAAAAAAGTTAGAAAAGAATTATCTAAAGATATGTTTAATGGTAACTTTGATGAACTTATTACTAAACTTAACAAGATAAGTCCTCAATTAGTAGGTGATTTTAATCAAGTTCGTGGAGTACTAGATAATCTATATAATGAAATGGTAGATGCAGGAGTAAAAATAGATTATACTAAAAACTATTTTCCAAGAGATTTTGTGGATAGAGATAAGTTTATGAATTATCTTGCTGATAAGTATGGAAGACCACAAGCAAATAAACTTGACCAGCTTTTAGATGAAAGGGCTACTAAACTAGGGTTAAAAAGTTCAGGAGATTTGCCTGCAGATGAGTATGAAAAAATAGCTAGTAACTTTTTTAAAGGTAGAATGCCTGCTGGTTCTGCTGCTCCTAGTTTTACCAAACAAAGAAAAATTATGGAGTTGGTTGATGAAGATTTAGAATACTATCAAAATCCTGCTGATGCTATGTTAGATTACATTAGAGGTGCAGTTAATAATGTAGAGCAAAGAAGATTTTTTGGTGGTAATGGAGTATCCAAAGGTGGTATTTTGTTAGATATGGATGAGTCTATAGCTAACTTAAAACAAACTGAAAATTTAGGATTTAGGGCTAACGAAGTTAAAGATTTATTAACCGCTAGATTTGGAGGTGGTGAACAAGCTGTTGGAGCTGGAACATCATTTACTAAAAATTTAATTTATGGAACTCATCTAGGCAACATTGAATCTGCATTAGTTCAGGTTGGTGATATGGGAATTAGTGCATATGTTAATGGGTTTACTAATTCAATTATTAGTCTTGTAGAGCAAGCCGCAGGTAGATCAAAGATTACTCCTAAAATGTTAGGTTTAAACAACATAACTGCTGAAATATCTACGACTAAAGGTATGGCAAAAATGCTTGATAGTATTTTAAATATCAGCCAATTTCAAAGATTCGACCGTGTTGGTAAAACTACTCACATTAATGCAGCTTTAAGAAGAGCAGTAAATCAATTAAAAACTGAAAAAGGTACAGATGCTTTTAGAAGAAAATATGGCGGTGTTTTTGGCAGTGAGTTAGATAATTTAATTAATGACCTTAAGACTGGAAATATATCTGACAATGTAAAATATTATGCGTTTACTGAACTATCAGAAATTCAACCTATTAGCTTATCTCAAATGCCTGAAAAATATTTAAACATGAAAGGCGGTAGAATTTTCTATGCACTTAAATCATTTACATTAAAACAATTTGATTTAGTAAGAAAGACTATATTTCAAGAAGCAAGACGAGGTAACTATGCAAAAGCTGGATACAATGCAGTTAGATATTTAACATTTGTTACTGGTTTAAACACAGGTGTTGATACAGTTAAAAGATTAATGCAAGGAAAAGAGATAGGCATGGAAGAATTTAAAGACGACTATGTTAATAATGCTCTTAAAATTTTAGGTGCGTCAAGATATGTGACTGATAGATTAGTTGAAACTGGAAAAATCAATGAAACACTTATAGATATGGTTATGCCTCCATTTGATTTTATTGGAAACTTGTCTGCTGATTTATATGAGTTATCTGGATTAAAAGAAAATGAAGGATTACCATCTTTATCTGACAAACCACATAGATTTAAGTCTATTAAAAATGTTGTTCCATTGTTTGGTAATTTAATATACAACTATTTTGGTGGAGGTTTAGAAGATTATCAGAAGAAACAATATCAAGAGTTTAAGAAACGACAATGATATGGACACCGTTATACCTACCCCCTATAAACCTCTACAACGCACCAAGAAAGGACACTGATGGAACTGGATCACACAGAGGCACGACTGAACACTCATGAAGCTATATGTAAGGAACGCTATGAGTCAATCTGTGCGAGACTAACAAGACTTGAAAGAATCATGATCGGAATGACTGGCGGTATTCTTTTTGTTCTTGTCCATATTGCTCTTAAAATGTCATGAGAGAGCAAGCATTAATTGTTTCTGTCATACTTGTAATACTATTCTGGGCTGTTTATGCGTTTTCTGCTGACACTACTATCAAATATTCTGGGATGCCTGTCCCATCTGCTATGTCTCCTAGCATTAGTGCTT